ATGTATTTATTAATATGTTGCAGCGCACACAACGGCGGCTATGGGAAGATTATAGCTGGCCGTTTTTACGCATTACTCGTGATATAGCTATAAGTGCTGGACAGCGATATTATGATGTTCCTGACGGTCTTACGTTTGAACGTATCGAACGTATGGAAACCAAACACGGCGATTACTGGACAAAATTAAATTACGGGATTGGAGCGCAAGAATATAACTCGCATGACAGTGATCGAGGTGTACGATCTTCACCAATCAGACGTTTTGATACATTTGAAAATAACCAAATAGAATTTTGGCCAATACCAGCAAATGACTCAGACGCAACTACTGGCACAGATAGCGTAAGAATATACGGTATTCGCAATCTTACACCACTTGTTGCAGAAGCAGATACAGCCGATTTAGACGACCAATTAATAATTTTATATGCGGCTGCAGAAATATTAACGAGACAAAAACAAGCAGACGCACAAAATAAACTGGCGGCTGCACAAGCGCACTACGCTCGATTAAAAGCGCGAATGAGCAAGACCGAAACCTTTGTTATTGGTGGCGGTGAGCCAGAAGGGATCTATCAGCCAAAAGGCCCACCTCTGATTGCGACAACAGGGGGTAGTTAATGCCTTATGTATTAGTTGAGGATTTTAGAGGTGGGTTAGACCGCAGACGTATGAATGTCACTGCACCACCTGGTACGCTGATTGAGTTAAAAAATGCACATATTACGCGTGGCGGTGAAATAGAAAAAAGACCCGCCTTTGTAGAAATAGTCGATTTACCGTCTAATACTATAGGATTGGCCGCAGCTGCCGGACAAATTTATACGTTTGGATCAGCTGCACCCTCGAGCGTAACGTTTCCGGCTAATACTCCGACAAATTTAAGTTATATACAATTGCAGCATCCGAATAGTGAAGCTTTAACAAACGTACATTGTGTCGAGTTTTATAATGGTAAACTTTATGTTGCAGCGCAATTCGCCGATGGTAGGATTTTTCATTACTACGACGGCACTAGAATAACTGATTGGTTTGACGGCAGGGCAAGAGCAACATTTCAAGTAACAGCTGGATCAGCTGGCGGTACGGCTGCAACCGGATCAATTGAAATAACTGGTGGAACGTCTAATCCAGGTGATGAACTAAGAGTATTGCGTGTTAATAACGTTGATTTAATTAGCACTCCGGTAAATCATAATGGCTCAAATAACTTAACTGCTAGTAATATAGCAGCTGCAATTACTACGGGATCTAGTGGGTTTACAGCTGTTGCTTCTTCCAACGTCATAACTATTACTGCGCCCACAGTTGGAATTTCTAATAATAATTTACAAATTAGTTTGGAGGTCACAGGAGCTTTCACTGTTGGAAACATTCAACATATGTCTGGCGGTGTTGATAATGCTGTAACAGCAATCACGGTCGATGGTATAAATTTAATAGGATCACAAGTAAAATACGAAACATCGCATAGTGCTACCGCTTTAAAAATAGCTGCTGCAATTAATAATTTTGCAAGTGCGCCAGAATATGAGGCTACTGCCGTAAATGCGTTTGTTAATATTATTGCAAAAGAAAGTACGTCCACACACAATAATAAAACTGTTGCTATTACGACTGCTGGAAATGTTACTACGGCGTTCGATCCTACAACTCAAAATTTTCTAGATGGTGGGGCTGATGCAGCAACAATAAATGCGTTTACTCCTGGCAAGTTTGCAATGCCAGTTAAAACAAAAATGTACGCATTGTCGGACAGTTTGTTACATTTTTCTGCAATAGACGATCCGACAGAATGGAACGATTCAGCGCAAAGTGCTGGGTTTATTAATTTAGCAAACCATTCTAGAGGATCGGAAGATCTAAAAGCAATTGCCACATATTTTGATAACTTAGCCGTATTAGCACAAGAAGCTATACAAATATGGTTTGTTGACCCTGATCCAGCGTTAAACCAGCAAATACAAGTTTTACAAAACACTGGCACAATAGCGCCCGATAGCGTGGTTGAGTTTGGCGAAAACGATGTTTTCTATTTATCTTTGTCTGGGTTGCGTAGTTTGCGCTCTCGAGACTCGTCTAATGCTGCGTTTGTTGGTGACATAGGCAATCCAATTGATGAACTAATTGTAAAATCTATACAAGATAATCGCGCAATAGCAGAAAAAGCAAAAGCAACTCTCGAGCAACGTGACGGTAGATACATACTTGCTATTGGCTCAACTATGTTTGTCTTTAGTTATTTTCCGTCCTCTAAGGTATCAGCATGGTCTGTATATGAACCTGGATTTGTTGTTGATCGATGGGCGTATGACGGCAGACAAACGCTATGCAGAAGTGGTAACAAATTATTCTCATTAGGTGGTGAGGACGGCAATATTTATGACAGTTCAGAAGTTGTTGTGCAAATGCCGTTTCTCGATAGCGGTAGTCCGGCAACACTAAAAGATTACACTAGCATCGATGTTACTTGCGAAAATGTCTGGACAGTATCAATAGCTACAGATCCGCAAGACATTACTGCATTAGAAGAAGTTGCTACAGTTAATAAAACAACCTTTGGATTAGGCAGAGCAGCAATCAACGGGTATAGCACCCACATTGCACCGCGACTAACTTGCTCTAAGCCAGGTCGGGCAAAACTTGGTAATATTGCAATTCATTACACAAGTGGGGAAAGCGGATGATATTAAGAGAAGCTGCACCTCAAGATGTTTTTCATGTTGCTGCTAATATGCGTCAACGCGATTATGAGGAAATATCTGCGCTTCGATACACGGAAGATAAAAAAGATTTAGCTTATAATATTGCAAATAATTTAGCTGAATTTCAGACAGTTTATTGCGTAGAAAAAGAACCTAATAATCCAATAGCTATCATAAGTTACATACCAGTACGGCCAGGTGTGTGGACACTTGGGATGTTTGCGACTGACAAGTTTAAAATGATCGGCGTTTTCCTGACAAAACAAATAATTCGCGCTATAATACCAGCATTAAACAGGGCTAGAGCGCATAGGGTCGAAGCGTACAGTATAGAAGGTTATGACGAAGTGCATAAGTGGTTAAAATTTTTAGGGCTCAAAGAAGAATGTACGCTAAAAAAGTACGGCAAAAACGGCGAAGATTTTAAAGTTTTTAGCTACGTTAGATTGTCGGATACAAATGTTCGTTGGCGCGGAAAGGGCATGGTGATTTGATATGTGTTTAGGTGGTGGTCAAAACAGGGCAATGGAAGAAGAATACCAGCGTCAACTCGCCGAAGAAGAAGCCCGACAGGGGCGCATAACGCAAGGCAAGGAAAACATTGATGCTGCATTTGCTGGGTATGATGACAGCTTTTTTAATAAAGCGGCAGCTGATTACATGAAATTTGCCAACCCACAGATTGGCGATCAATACGAAGATGCCTTGCGAGGATTACGCCAAGCGCTGGCTAGAAGTGGTCAACTACAAAGCACCGAAAGAATTAGGCGAGAAAACAAATTACAAAAACAAGTAAAAGCAGCTGAATTACAAGCGGCTAGAAAAGGTGAAGAAATAGCTAACACTTTGCGTAGTAATTTAGCAGATGTAAAAAGTAATTTGCTTGCTCAAAACGCCTCACTAGCAGATCCAACGTTGATTGCAGCTACGGCTGCAAACCAAATCGCTGCAAAAACACAAGTGCCAGAATACAATCCACTAACTAATCTTTTTGCTAACGTGACAGAAGGTCTGGCAACACAGGCACAACTCGAGGCTCGAAACAAAAACAGATACGAAATGGCGCAGCTTTTTGCACCAACTGATAGATCGAGGATAATATAATGGGCTGGTGGTCAGATACATGGAAAGAAATTACTTCCGGCGGTAAGGCTGTTACTGAGACTTACAACAGCCCTTCTTACAACAAAACTTCTAGTAACCCTAACGCTGGTATAACATCTATGGGTGACGTAGGCATTATGAGCATTGGCGGTAAACCAGTGCCAGTAGCTCCCGATAATCCTGGCAACCCACCTATCTTACAATACAATCCTGGTAATCCTGATAATGACGATGATGGTCCGAGCTATCAGGTTGTTGGCGCACTAGACGCAACAAAGCCACCAAGCGTGGCAACAAATGCTGATGGTTCAATTTATCAACCAACAAACAACCCTGTAAACATCGCAAATACGCTTGCGACTGCTGATCTAATTAACACTGGCTATGACGGAAACATGGTGCTTCCAGACGGTAACGGCGGTTATGTTACAATAGATGGAAATAAAATAGCTGGCCCAACGGGTCCGATACTGACAAACAACGGATCAGGAAACTTTACATCGGGCGGAGGATATACAAGTTCGGGTAGCGGTACTGGCGGCGGTCAAGGTGGAGGCGGTGGCATATCTTTTCCTGATCAACCACCAGTAAACCAAGCTTTGCTCGATGCACTAGCCTTGCGTGATGCCGCATTAGCAAGACAACTAGGACTACTTAACGAACAATTTTCATTTGCCACAGACGATTATTACAACCAGCTAGGCACAGATTATCGAGAAGATGGTCTTTCAGAAGCATTTACAACTGCTTACGATGATGCGGTTCGAGGTATTTACGACGTATATAAATCTGCTGGAATGTTATCTCAATCAGACGTTGACGATGATTTAGGAATACTTGCTGGTGCAGAGAGTGGTGAAGAAGG